CTTCTTTTTCACGCTGGTCACCTTTCACATCCTGGATTTCACGCAGGATTTCCATGCGACCAACACGATACCCGGCTTTCAGGCGTTGTGTGAAGGTCTGGATAGTGCTGGAAACTTCCGAGCCGAAATGCTGGAGGGATTTGTGTGAACCAAGCAGTTCATCAATTTTCTTCAGTTCTTCTTCTTCACAGTCACCATCAGCGAAAGCAACCAGCAGAGTACCGCCGACCATGGCTTCCATGAGGTCACGGTTCTCGATCTTTTTGACCTCGACCCGAGCGTTGTTCATCTTCTTACCGAACACTTTACCGAAAATACCCATTTTGATTCTCCTAATGAAAAATCCCTGTTGTGTACCTCAAGGCGCCAGCCAATCCGAACTACTCCGGACGAGATACACAACAGGGATTAGTAGTTTTTGGCTGGCGAAATAACTATAACACCAGTGAAATAAAAAAGCCACCCGAAGGTGGCTAAACAGAGGGAGCTGACTCAATTACACAGCAACACCATCATTGACTGTTGCAGCTACGACCAGAATTGCATCGGAGTTCTGAACCATCTCAAACATTTCCTTGCTGTACTTAACCACGGTGCAGTTATCCACTGTGTACGGGTCAATCAACAGTTTGTCGATGTCGCCGTCATTGATGGCATAAGCAGCGCCCAGGTCCCCGAAGATGATCGGAGTACTGTTAGCGGCCAGGCTGGGGAGCGTATCATCAATTACAACCGGGAAGCCCATCAGCATGAAGCCACCACCTTCACGGTAGGAATTGACGAACACCGGCATGGCTTGGGCATCGCGGATTTTTTCCAGCTTAGCTTTGGTCTTGCGGTTCATGTAGAACTTAGCACGAGCCAGCCACTGAGTCGGCAAGGTGTTAACCAAGTCAATCAGGAAGTTCACACGAGCGATGTCGTCAGCACCCAGGTCACCGGCCACACCAGTACCAGCAACAGGATAGAAGTCGGCAGGACGAGCCAGGGCGGGGTCGGCAGCCAGAGTCGGCAACCACGACTTACCGGTGCCGTCAGTGATGTCTACACGGTTACTGGACAGGATACCACGGGCATTCTTGCCAGTACCGTTACCGTAGAGCACCTGAGCGGCCAGGTAGATAGAGACCTCACGACCGAGCAGACGAACCAGGTCACCGTAGAGGTCCATGTCAGCGCCGTACATGGCTTCGTCGGTGATGCGCGGTTTAGCATCAACCTTGAACTCCTTGGACTTCACTTCTTTGTATTCTTGGGTGCTGGTTTCAGCCACATCCACACCGGCTACGTTCTCGATACCTTCCTGAACAGATGGATAGGTAACTAGAACCAGCTCACGGAAGTTGCGAGTCATAGAGGCTTTGCGACCAACCTGACCCAGTACCGGTGAGTATTCACGAGCGTACTCGATCACATCACGGGACAGGATTTCAGCAACAGCACGACCACCTTCATCAGGATTGGTGATGTTCAGTGTCTTGAACTGCTCAGCGCCGTGTTGCTCCACGAATTTAGTGAAGTCCGGCACAGTCCCGTTGGTCTTACCTTTCAACCAGGCTGCAATAACCGGCTTCAGCACGGCATCGTGCATGGCCTGCTTTTGTTCGTCGGTGATAACAGCAGCTGGAGTCTTGTACTTGCTACGCAGGTCGGAGACTTCGTTAAGAACCTCTTCCATCTGCTCAGCCAGTTTCTTGGCTTGGTCTTTGTCGCCGTCTTTGAGCTTGTCGAGTTCGCCCTTCAGCGAATCAAACTTCTCTTGCTGGGATTTGATCTGAATGGTGAGTTCAGCATTTTCTTTTTTCTGAGCCTCGAAATTAGCCGTGGCTTTTTCGATAAGCGCCTTCAGTTGTTCCAGGTCCATTGTGGACTCCTTGCTGGTTGAATTTTTAGTCGGTGACGCTTATCCAAGCGGTATCAACATATCCATGTGATGACAACAGGTTACTTGAACAAAGTAGAACCTTCAAGTAACGATTTTACTTCGTCCGGGTCAATCGATTCACCGTTCGGGTGATAGTCGTTGGTGATCCGGTTAATCTGGTTGCGGCTTAAACCAACTGGGATGGTTTCCAGCAATTCCCGCAATTCCGCTTTGGTCAGAGTTTTACCCTCACCAAGCCTGTTTTTAATACCCACCAGTCGAGATTCTTCATTACAGGCAAAGGTCACTGAGCTGACTTCAATGATGTCGATCTTAATCAAGTCGTTGCATTTCAGAGTACTGTTGTAGGCTTCCTCATTCACCTTATAACCAATGGAGAATGAATCGAGGGCACCGTCCTTATACAGCTCGTATTGCTCGACACCCTTGGGGGTGTTGGAGAACCGGCCTTCCATATACAGACCTTTAGAGTCCTCTTCCATGGAAGTCCAAACACCCACGGGGGTGGACCACGGGTCGTGCATCCAGAACATTTTCGGCATGGTCCCGGCTGTCTTGTGACGTGTAATGCTGTCGCGGTACGCGCCTTCGACTACACGGTCACGGGCGTGGTCAACGTTGCCCTTCACGTTGCCATAGCAGGAGAAGGCCCGCTCACCGGACGGGAGGGCTTTGAAGTCCATCACGCCCAGGTCAATAAATTTAGTCCGCATTGTTTTCGTCCTCATTAACTGGGGTATCAGGAGTAGATGGTTCACCGTATAGGCGTTCTTGCATGGATTCCAGATTCCGCCAGTCACCATAAATGACGTTGTTGGAATCAATGGCGAATACGTCACCGCCCTCAATGGGTTCTAACCCAAGAGCACCACGGGATTCGTTGACTGACAATACGCCGCCTTTAAGTCCTTTCTCAATGTGGGCCATCAGTCGCCATGGTGAACCAGCAAAGAACGCATTGCGGTCGAACTGCACTTCAAACCCGGCAGGTAAAAGCTGGTTGAACGCGAACTCAGCCTTTTTCAGGATAGGATTCAAACTATCCCTCATGTAAGCCTCGTCGAGATCGAACATGTTAACTGAACCAGACCCCGACTGCTGAACACCGACGCGATGAATGGGCACCCGGAATGTCCGGCAAATTCGGTTGACAGTATACTCCCGGTTCTTCAGTAGTTCGGTTTCAGCCGGGGTGAGCTTCAACGATATGGGTTTAAGTCCCTGCTCGAAGATTGGCACACGAGAACGGCCAGCAGGACCACGATACGACTCCCACTCCGTTTTCAGCCGTTGCTTGGCCCCATCATCATTAAATATTTGGTCAGTACTCAGCGCCATCTGGGACGTAATCCCGTTGGTTTGAGTTTCGAGCTGACTCTCTTCCTGTGCCTGAGCAATACCGAGCAGCGAAGCTGTCTGCATCATCGGGCTGACCGGGGTATACCCATCCAGCGTGAAACCCTTGACGATGAATAGATCTTCCAGCTTATAGGCATCACCCAGGGTACCGTCATTGCGGGTGTATGTCATGTAGACATTACCATTGACGTCCATCTGAGGGCGCACGTTAGCTTGATTACGAAACGGAACAATGCTCATGACAGAGCCTCGGTCATTCCGCTCGATATAAGCGTAGAAGGCTCCGAATCTCTCCATCGATACAACCAGCATTTCAAGAAACCCTTGCATGGTCATATACGAATTAGGTGTTTGCGTGAAGATCTTATAGTTACGGTTGGACTCGATGGTCTCGCGGGCTTTGCCCGTTTCCTTACGATAGAGCTTCAGCGGAATTTGCCCGATTGTTTCACTCTTGTCCCTGATGGCCGCATAGACACATTCTATCTTGAGGGCCAGACTACTGTTATAGGAACCAGATGTGAGCATGTCGAGGGTGATAGCTCCCGCACTCACCGGTGGGTCAGATTTCTGATGGGGGGTCTTGCCGTCAGAAAACAGATTTTTCAATCCGCTAAACAGTCCCATATGGATGATTCTCTTGTTAAAATGATGTCAGTGTATTACGTAACTCTTCAGACCACAATCGCCATTCAGTATAGCCGTCAAAGGATTGCTGAAACACAACTGGTTCACTCATGCTGAGTAGCTTCTTCTCCATATCGGCTACCCATGAACCAGGGCCTTCTATCAGTTCAATTCTCTTGAACTCGAATGGTGTTGATTTAGCTAACTGAGCGTGACGGCGGTCAGGGTCGTGTG